TAATGTCCTTAAATCGGATGTTGGGTAGTTTATCCAATGGTACATCGCAAAAGATCTCCAACATCTTCTTTGTGAGAAATTCATCATCACCCTCCAAACGAGCAAAGCGTTGATACTGCTCAAGGGTGATTTCCGAGAGCGAAGTGGGTACAATGACTTTTAGTTCCATCGTATAAATAACTTGTTTGTTCAAAGTTAGCGCATAAAAAAAGCCCCCCGAATGGGAGGCTCTCTTTTTTTGCTATTGGATCAACTCTTTTGATTCCATACACCATTATCGTTTATGGTGTACCCCAAGAACTTTAATGTTTCTATTGCCTCTGCCCTAACGGCTGACCATTCGGGATTCTTGAATACATCCGATGTGTGCTTATCAAGGATTGTGTTGAAATCCGTGATTGACATAAATCCAATAGCGTCTACATCATCTACGATATTCTCGTGAGCATTTTCCAATACATACCACTCAATGCCGTTTGGCTTCATACCCGTGCGCTTCGCGTACTCTGATACTTTTGCTTCAATACTTGTCATAGCTCTTGATTTTAATTGTTGGTTGATAAGGCTAATTTATGCCCACATTCGTTACGATCAACAAAAAAAGTTAAAAAGAATCAAAAAAAGTATTTTTGGACTGATTTTACCTAATGGCGTATCTGCCGTAGTTCGGACGGCTCAACCTATTGAAGGTCGCATAGCGTGTCGCATCAATGGCGTGGTTGAAGGTATCAATTGGCTTATTGAGCAAGTTCCCGTTCTTGTCCTCTTGCCACTTGTAGTTCTGCATCTCTTTGATGGTGTTCTTGCTTTCCTTCGTTACATAGAGCTTATGGCGTTTGAGGATGTCTATACCCGCCATAACTGAATCCGATCCCTTTGCCGTTGGCTTGATGTTCCACCCCATACGGTGTAGCTCCTCAATAGATTTTGGCTCTGCGCTATCTGCCCAAATTTCATCGTACCGCGTCAAGCCCATCTCCGTTAACTTTTCGCTAATGTCTTGGTTGGTGAGATTGGTGTGATAAAGAAGTTCTTGAATATAAAGATCGCTACCATCTTGAAAGACCTTTACAATGGCGGTTGGATCGTTGGTGAAACCAAAGTCCATACCGATTGAAACCAACTTGCCCTTTGGGGCTTCGGCAATACCAAACTGAAAGATGGTCGCTCGGCTGCTTCCTCGCTCACCCAAGCCGTACACCCGCCAATAATCTTCATCCGTATCTTTTAGCCTTTCAATCTCATCTTTGATTGTTTGGTCAAGGAAAGGGTTGTCAAGGTAGGTTGTTTGATGGAACTCGCAATCATCGCGGGGAATCACCTTGTCATAGATCCAATGGAAAGTATCGGAGGGGTTATAGTCCAAGATTATCTTCCCATCAGTACGGAAGATAAGTTGTTGCCAATCCTCAAAAAATAGTTCATTGGCCTCATTGACATAAAGCAGATTTCTTTTACGGCCTCGTATTTTCTGCGGTTGGTCAAGCGAGATAAACTCAACCAAGTTTCCGTTGAGATAGTATTCGTGGTTTGACTTGTTGTGATATTCCTCTTGATACAGTTGGTTCTGCCTCAAGATTTCAAAGAAATCCCTCATTACCGAAGCGCGGAGGGAGGGGAACGACTTACGGCAAATCGTTATGGTCTTGTCAGTATTCTTTTCGGTATAGAAAAAAATGATCCATAGCAAGATGTTATAGGTCTTGCCCGATCTTGTGCCGCCTTGCTCAACAACTATCTTTTTGTTTGAGCGGAGTAAGTGGCCGAATACCTTATTGGTTTCAATCTTCGCCAAGAATCTCTATTTGGAACATTTTCCCTCCCGTTGCCTCTATCTCTTGGCGTTCCACATAGCCTCGCTTCTTTCCCTTTGTCTTGAGGTAGAAGATTGTCGCGGTGGAGTTGCCGTCTTTTATTTGTTTGTGGAGTTGGCTTTCGGCAAAATCAATAGCCACATCTCCAAGCTCCTCAACGGCCTTCTTGTATTCGGGATCTTCTTGCATCCATAGGTAGTGCGTGGTGCGACCTATCCCTACCGATTTACAAGCCGATGTTACTACGCCCAAGCTCTTTTCAAGAGCATCAAGCATCGCCTTTTTATGTTGTTCAGTTTTGTCCATTGTTTATTGCTTTTAATATCGTTTTGAAACAAGCCTCACTTTCTTCGGGGGTGTTGTTTGAGAGGATCGTTACCTTGTTCTTTTCTTTAATGTTTTGGATTTTGGTACGCTTTGCCTTTTTGAATTTATCGGTTTGATTGTCTTGGCGTTTTTCGTGGCGTTCGTGTAGGGTTGCTTCGCTTACTTCCAATACAAAGATCTCACATTCCTTTTGATCAAATAGGCTTTGATTAAATAACCGATCACCTTCAAAAACAAATGTGGCATCTTTTAGCGTTTCGGTAAGTTGTATGAACTTCGGTTGTACCGCCATACTCAATTTATCCGTTCCGCAGAATACCGAGTTGTCATAGATCCCGATGAAGTACAAATTGCGATCACTTGAGAACAGTCCTTTTACCAAGCCGTATGAAAAGATCTTGAGGGGCATATATTCCTTTAGGATCTTTTTCATTAGGGTTGATTTGCCTACTGCGGGTTCACCGCCTATTGCTATAATTCGTTGAGCCATTTTTTCTCGTATGTTTCTTTCCTAAAATCCCAAAGGGGCGTCCAATCAACACCATCTTGCACATTGTGTTGCATCTTTTCAATTTCCTTGCGTTGGCGTTCTATGTAATAACCAACATAACGCTTTCCTTTCTTGTACTTCTTGAAAGCGCAAAGGGTTGTTTCTACATTCCAAATGTTCTTATGATCTATGTCAAGCCCTTGAATTTGGCTTTTCAGTTCCGTGAACTTGTATTGGAGATAGTCAATGTGGCGTTTGGTTAGTTTCTTGTCATTTCCGTGAGTGTCTAACTCATAATGCCCCAAGTGATAAACGAGGCCGTTACGACAACTCTCTGCATTCTTAAGATCCAAGTAAGTTGGTTCTAAACCATATCCCGTTAGCACATTCACCATCTCAAGGTAAATGAACATTGTGAATCTACCAAAATTCTTTATTTGAGATAGATTGGTGTAGCAGTTATCGTAGGTGTTTTGGCTTGTCGGTTGCTTCAATGAGAGAAAGTGTTCCTCTTGTGTTCGGTTTGACAAAAGCTCTTTATAGCTCACGAAGGTTTCAACAAACTTGTCTTGTGTCTTTACCCGTAGGCGATCCGTTTGAAATAATGATTTGTGTTTGTTTTGATCCCACCAACGCTGAAGGCGATCAACATTCACATTCTCGTAGTCGGGGAATTCATTGTAAACATAATAAACCATTGTGGCCGAATAGCAAGTCCCGAAAAGAAAGGCCAACCAATAGCGTTGCTCAAGGTTTAGTTCAAACCTATCTGCGACATATCTCAAGCAATCGTTGCTTGGATCAATGTCTTTTGCTTTTGAGGATTCAATATGGTAGTTTATGTAGTCCACCAAATGTTTTGCTTTACGCCTTGCTTTGTTTCTGTAACGCCCACTTTGGTCATTCCCATAGCCTCATAGAACTTATTGCCTACCTCATTGTCTTGATTGCATTTGAGCATAAGGGGCGTTGGGAGGTGATTGAAGAATACTCGGCCTACTCCTTTTTGTTTTGAATCTTGGTCTACTGCGATCTCATACAGTACATACGCCTTATACTTTGAGGAATAGCCATAACGCATAAATCCGCAGCCGTCAATGACAACATACCTATGCTTTGAGGTTCCTTCAAGGTATTTATCCCAAACCCAAAACAAATTGAAGTTTCCTATGTGCTTCTTTGATTGGGCGTGGAGCTTCTTAATGAAGTCCGCATCATCAATCGTTGCTGGTCTAACTTTCATACACTTTGTAAGGCTCTAATTGTTCGGGTTCAAAGGATCTATCAACCCGCTTAAATATATCCCGTGTAGAAGCGTAAAACAATGCCCCATCGTGATTTAATCTCCACAAGGGGCGGTTCTTGTTTCTTATCGCAAACATTGTGTTGTCATTTGTGAGGATAAGCCCCGCAAAAGATCCGCTTGTGTTTTTTACATACTCTTGGATCTTGCTTTTATCCGAACCGCATAACTTCAATAAGATCTCACCGTCATTATCGGTTCGCATCGTTATGCCGTAATGAGCTTCCATCTCTTTTTTTGTCCTCATATCCAAAACTCCGTTGAATACAAGTGAGGTGTTTTCTATTGAGATAGGTTGATTGTTGTTGTGGTCCTTGTAATCCCCGCTTGTTGAATAGCGGTTGTGGTAGATGATCTTATTTGCAAAAGGAAATTCAACCGCGTCAATATCGTGATGCTTTGAGGTCTTGAGTTGTCCGTCAAAGAACGAGAAACCAAAACTATGTAGGCCTCTTATTTTGCTTTGAAGTATAATTGACTTTAAGATCTCATAGTGTTCCTTTTGGGGATTGGTACAACTATACCCGACAACGCCACACATATTAGTTGAGTTTGTCCCCGCGCTTCCGCTTTTTGGCTATCTCCATTTCCTCATCAGCCGTTCCACAAGTGATCATATTTTTGCGGTAATACATAACGAGGCTTATGCGCTTGGCATCTTCATCTATATTATGAATGGGTGTATTGCCGTGCCATTGGTGTACATCAACCAATAAGAGATCGCAGTTTTGAAGGTCAAAGGCTACACCCCATTTTGGAACTACAAAGTAACCGCCCGTGTAACGGCCTTTGCGGAGTACAACAAGATTGCCAAAGCCTTTTTCAAAATCTCCTTTATCCGTATGAACTGCCGTTTGCCAATTCTTATTCACGGTGATTGTAGTGAATGCGGTATTGGGAATGACAAAATCTTGAGATGTTTGGTCGGCTACTTCCCTTTGAAGTTTATAGTTTTCGGGCATTAGTTCCGAATACTGTGTGTCCACAAATTTGATTATTGGGTAGGCCTTCTTGAATTTTTGGAATTGCTTTTCGTTAAAGGCCGTTTGACGGCAATAAGGGAAACGCGCGTTGCGATCAAAGAAACCAATGATTCCGCTATTCACCATACCCGCGTGGTTGGTGTTTGATAGCGTTCCATCTTTCTTGACTTTATAGGCCGTTGACTTTCCGTTGTCTTTTAGTCCCGCTGATGCTCCGCGATTTGAGGACAAGATGGAAACACTTTTCAAGCTCTCATAAGCATCTTTGGCAATGTTTGATGGAATAACCTTCTTCCGAAACTTGGCAATGCATTTACCCGTTTCCGAGCAATACACATCTGCATCTTCGGTGAATAGTACATTGTAATCTTGCTCACCCAAGAGTGCGCCTTTCAATTTATTTACTTCTTCATCCGTAAGTCTCGGTGCGA